ACGATTTACCCTTTTAAGTATTATGAAACAATCAAAAATCTTAACCGCATTGGGTTTGAGTTCGTTGGATATACAAAATATGTTGATGAACGGACAAACAATGCCAGAGATAGCAAAGAAGTATAAAATAACATATATTTCATTGGTACAGGCATTTAAAATCCAAAAGAAAGATTTTAAGTATATTAATTATATACAACCAAAAGAAGAAGTGAAGGACATTAAAAAAGTGTCTTTTGCTTTTGATAAATTATATGCTGAAGAATTACTTAATGAAGAAGAATTATTAGCATATTATAAATACGAACAAAAAAACAAAGCATATTATGAATATACTTAAAAAAGCAAATGAAATAGTAAATGAAAGATCTGAAGAAAAAGAAAGAGAATATGGTCCCTTTTCTGAAGGTATGATAAGAGCTTCTAAAATATTAACTGCATCTACAGGAAAAAAATTTACACCTGAAGATATGTATATGGCAATGATAGCTTTAAAGTTATCAAGACAATCTTTTAATCATAAAGAAGATAATTTACTTGACGCTGTTGCTTATTTAGGAGCTTTAAATAATTACAAACTAAATACGAATAAAAATGGATAATATAAGATTAAACAAAAAAAATTATAATACAACTGATTTAAACCCTGAAAAAACATTGAAAGACATGTTTTTCATAGAGATCAATTTGCTCATTATTTAAGATGGGTACATATATTAAAAGAAGCAAGAATTGGAGAAACAATTTGTGATTTTGGTTGTGGAAATGGAAATTTATTAGAAGTACTTTATAGAAATAGATTTAAACAATCTAAATATGTTGGAATTGATATTAGAGATGCTGCTAAGAATGATTTAAAAAAATTAGATTGGGCAGAATTCTATGTTGAGGATTTAGTAAATCCACAAAATAATTTTGATTTTAACAATGTAAATGCTGACAAAGTATGTTCATTTGAAGTTATTGAACATGTTGGTAAACAAAACGGTTTAAAATTTTTATTAAATATGAAAAAATGTGGTAATAAAAATGCTAAATTTTATTTATCTACACCTAATTTTGATGAAAAAGTAGGAGCAGCAGGTAATCATACTTATGATTCTGGAGATGGAAGAGGTGTAGACATACAAGAATTTTCACATACTGAATTAGAATCTTTAATATTAGAAGCAGGTTTTAAAATAATAAATAAATATGGAACTTTTGCAAGTATTAGAGACTATAAACCTTTAATGAATGAATGGCAAATAAAAATGTTTGAAGGTTTAAAAGATTATTTTGATGCTAATTTATTAAGTAATATTATGGCTCCATTTTTTCCTGAACAATCAAGAAATACTTTGTGGGTTTTAAAAAATAAAATATGATATTTAATAACGCTCAAGAAGTTTTTGAATACTATTATGAACTCTTGTCAAATAAAGGGCAAGAGTTTAATAATACAAAAGCTTTGTTTAATATAGGATTTCAAATAAATAATCCTTTAGACAATAAAATAAAAACAAATTGGAGAAAATGGAATAATGATTATGCTGAGTATGAGTGGCAATGGTATTTATCAGGAGATAAATCTGCTGAATTAATAGCAAAAAAAGCAAAAATATGGTATAATTGTATGGACATATATGGTAATGTAAATTCTAACTATGGTTACCAATGGAATAGAGGTAATCAATTAGAATATGTTATAAATGAATTAAAACATAATCCAACATCTAGAAGAGCTTCAATAAGTATTTATGATGCTAAAGATAGATTTAATTTTGAAAATGATACTCCATGTACTTATGCAATAAATTTTACAATTTTAAATAATAAATTATGTATGAGTGTAATGATGAGGTCAAATGACTTATGGTTTGGTTTTTGTAATGATCAATATTGCTTCTCTAAACTTCAAGAGATGATCTCTAATGAATTATCTTTAGAAATAGGATGGTATTATCATTTTGTAAATAACATTCATTTATATAATAACTTTTTAAATAAAAAAATATGAAACTAAATAACGAATTTAAAACAATTAGACAATGGGCTAATAACAAAGGAATATATCAAAAAGGAGATATAAAAACACAATATATTAAATTACAAGAAGAAGCTGGAGAATTAGCTAAAGCAATAATTAATAATGACAATGATGAAATAATTGACGCTATAGGTGATTGTGTAGTTGTTCTAACAAGTATTGCGTATTTTAATAATTGTACAATTGAAGAATGTGTAAACAAAGCTTATGATGTAATTAATAAAAGAAAAGGAAAAATGATTAACGGATCATTTGTAAAAAACAATTAAATAAAAACATATATTATGAGAAATTATAAATCAAAAATAATAATACCAGATAATTTATTAAATGAATCAGTTGGTAAAATAGGAGAAAAAATATTTGAAATATGGTATAAAAGAAACTTTGAGAATGAGGAATTACACAAACAAACCAAAGACCGTGAATTTCAACAAATCGATTATGCTGATTGGAAAGGTTACACATATCAAGTAAAGGCAGCAAGTAAAAATACATATACTTTTAATATAAAACCTGAAGAGTTTAATAATAAAGAAAAATATTTAAACTCAGATTTTTATGTGTTTATTCAGATAAATATTAATAATAAAACTGCATATATTGAAAATGTTTATCATAAAAGATATATTTTAAAAAAACTATGTAAAAGTAAACAATATAATAATTGTTATGTTTGGAAAAAAGATTTACAACAAGAAATGTTAGCCATATGAAAGAATTACCATACTTTAAATTTTATCCTAACCAATGGATAACTGGCTCAATATCATTTATGGACTTAGATGTTCAAGGTGCATTTATGAAAGTTTGCTGCTACTACTGGAGCAAAGAATGTAAAGTTTCAAGAAAACAAATTAAAACATTAATACCTAAGCAATGGAGTACTTTGTTAGATGCTGAGTTGTTTAAGATAGAAAATGAAATTATTAGCATTAAATGGTTAGATGAACAGTATAAGCAAAGGTTAGTAGAACACAAGCGAAATGTTAGCAACGGCAAGAAGGGTGGCTTAAGCAGGGCTAAAGCATTAAGAAAAGATAAGATAAGAAAAGATAATAAAGACCCTTATTTAACTACAAATTTTATAAGATGATAGTTAATAAAGAAGATAACTTAAAATATTTATACGCTTTTAAAGAAGGTAAAATTAAACGTGGTTTAGGTATAGGTAATGAATTAGATAATTGGTATGTTCATAAGCGTGGTTCGTTTACAGTTATTGTTGGACTTGATAATGTTGGAAAAACAAATTTTATGTTATGGTACTTTTTATGCTTAAGTATTAAACATAATGTTAAGTGGTGTATTTGGTCAGGAGAAAATAGTTCAGGACAATTAACAAGAGATTTAATTCAAATGCATGCACAATGTAAATTAGGTGAATTAAGTAAAGATGAAATTGATAAATACAATAATCAAATTTCAGAGTGGTTTACTTTTGTTAGTAATAAAAAAATGTACAACCATAAAGATTTATTAAAGATATTTAAAGAAAGTAATTGTGACGCTTGTGCTATTGACCCTTTTACAGGATTAAACCACGATAGAAGAGTAAATCAATATGAGCGTAACTATTTGATTTGCAATGATATAAGAGATTTTTGTAATACTACTGGTAAATCAATTTATATGATGACACATCCAATGACTGAATCAGCAAGAAGAGTATTTCCACCAAATCACGAATATGCTGGTTATATACAACCACCAAGAAAATCAGATGTTGAGGGCGGACAAGTGTTTGCCAATCGCTGCGATTCTTTTCTTTCGATACATAGATTTATTAATTCACCTGAAATCTGGATGATGACACAAGTAAGAGTAGAAAAAATTAAAGACAAAGAAACAGGAGGAACACCAACTCTTGATAAGCCATTATGTTTTGATTACAATAGTGGTTTAGGATTTACAATTGGTGGTAATAACGTATTAAAACAAAAAAAATGAGATATAAATATGAAGACATAGAAAAGTTTTTAGAGTTTAAAACTTGGACTAACAAAGATAAAATTGATAAATTACTTGAAATAGATTGTAGTTTATATGCACACTTAGGTACTGATTCTACTAAAGCAGAGAAAGAAGAAGTTAAAAGAAAAAGTATAGATATATACAGAACCATAAAAACATTAGATAAAAAAATGGGTGATGAATTACTTTACT